TCGATACTTTTTTATCGTATGAAGTACAAAATAGTATTTTTATAAAAGCTACAAGTAATAGTAAATATATTCGTGATATATGGGATGGACGGACTCATTTATTTAATACCAAGACAGGTAAATTTTTAACAGGATTATTACCTTATGTACAAGAAGCATTAACGCAATTTGAAATCGTTCACGAGGTTATTGATTATCGCCCAGAGTATTCTGCTGAAACAAAATCTTATCCGTTATCTAATATGCTTGATGCGCGTAAATATCAATCAGAGGCGGTAGATGCTTGCGTGGCAAAAAAACGTGGTATTATTCATGCAAAACCACGTTCGGGCAAAACTATAATAGAAATTATGTTGGTAGCTAGATTAAATATTTTCCCTGTTTTGAGTATTTGTCAAAGTATTGATATAGCGAAGCAGACTATTGATAAATTTAAACAATTTTTACCTGATATACCCGTGGGATTAATTGGTGACGGTACTTGTGACATTCAACCAATTACGGTGGCTACTATTCAGTCTTTATCTATGGCGTATAAAATTAAAGATAAATTTCCTAAAGGTAAAATTGAAAAAGATCCACCAGCGCTTAAACGTGATAATATACGTAATTTAGTAGAACGGGCCAAATTTGTATGGGTAGATGAATCACACCATGCAGCGGGAGCTACTTATAAACATATTTTACAGCATAAAATATACGCAGCTGAATATATTTTAGGCTGTTCAGGTACGCCGTATAGAGAAGATAACACTGATTTATTGATAGATGGATTATTGGGTCCTATTATTTATGAAATTAATTATAGTAAATTGATAGAGGGGGGTTATTTAGTAAGGCCAACAATACACCTTATACAACTTCCTAAATTATTAAATATTCCAGATAATCTTCCTTACGCTTCTCTATATAAGCAAGCAGTATCTAGTAACGCGTTTAGAAATGATACAATTGCTAAAATAGCTAGAGCACTTATAAAAAAAGATAAAACCTGTATGATTTTAGTAAATAAAATAGGCCATGGGAAAACATTAAAAAAATTAATACCAAGCGCAGAATTTTCTTACAGTAAAACAGAAAATCGTGGTATTTTATGGAAACGATTGAAAGAAAGAATATTGCCATGTTTGATTACAACTTTAGGCGACGAGGGTATAGATATTGCATCATTAGATGCGATCATAATTGCAGCGGGAGGAAAATCCGCTATCAAAGTATTTCAACGATTACGTTGTATGACACCCTATCCGGGAAAAAAGAATGCAATAGTCGTAGATTTTATGGATCCTTATAAATACTTGAGTGTACATAGTAAAAAAAGAGAGAAATTGTATAAAAGTGAACCGAGTTTTATTATAAATTATAAGAAAGCTTAAATATGATACGGCATGATGATTCTGTACAAATAGATCGAATTATTTATTATTTTAAAGTCTTTATTAAAGAGTTACAAGATAAAAATAATGAATTAAGTGAAATGTTGAAATACTTTCAAGCAGAAACGATACGACTACAGAATAGACCAGCAGAAGAAGGGGAACAAGTACAAAAAAAATCTCTTATGGTTAAAGTTAATAAAACTAAAATTAATCTGGACGATCCATTAGATAAATGGCATACAGGGCATTTTTTAAGATATTTTCAGCAGAAATTTGAAGTTTTGTATAAAGTTGCTTTCGTAATTAAAGGCAAAGATTGGCGGGCGCATTCTATAAGAATAAAACAATTTAGAAATGCGCACGAAGAAATAATAAATAATCAAGCATATAAGAATTTTTTAGATTGGAGTTTTAAATATAAATTTAATCAAAAATTTATTGCTAATATTCCATTAGTTTCTTCAGACACATTATTAACACAATGGAAGATTGCTACACAGCCTACTAAAGTTAACTGGGATACGTTTGATGAGCTAGTTAAAAATTTACCAAAAGGCAATAAAGATATTAATGATTTATTGAAAGAAGCTTTTTAATGCCGCAATTTTATACGTCTACATTTAAGGTATCTGAAAAACGCATAGACTCTTTAGTTGATATGTATTGTAAAAAATGCCCTTTGTGCAATGGGGCAAGAGTAATAGAAAATACTACTGGGATACATAAATGTTCTTGTTTGATTAAATATAAAAAAGCGTATGAATTATTTAATGCGAATTTACCTAAAGAGTATCATAAATTTACAAAAGATGATTTTGTACCTGAGTGGCAGAAAAAGAATGAAATTTCGCTCAGTAGAGCAATGCAGTATTCTATACAATTATCAAAAGCCTTAAAAGAGGGCTTTGGTTTATATATAGCAGGACCTGCGCAATCAGGCAAAACTTTTATAGCTACTCTTTTATTAAAAAGGGCGTTGCATGAGGGGTACTCTGCATATTTTATTATATTTAGAGAATTTATAAATTTAGCACTCACGGCGCTTAGAGATAAAGAGCTTGCAAAAGACTTAAATTTATTATTGACTGAAATAGATTTTTTAGTATTTGCAGATGTAGATAAAGTACCCGTAGTCAAAAACCAAGATATAGTTAATTCAATTCTTCCTGCGTTATTAAAGAAACGTACGCATGCAGGCAAAGTTAATATCATAACAGCGTCTAAACCTCTGAATGAATTAGAGGATATAATAGGTTTTGATTTAGCTTCTTTATTAACTACATCAGTTGCGCCTATTAAATTAGAGGGCTCAGCTATTTTAAGGAAAAATTCTAGCTTAGAGGATAAATTTTTTAATTAATGCCTAAATTTTTTGACGTACAAATAGAAAAAAAAGTATTGACTGGGATGCTACAAGATATGGACGCATTAGAGTATGGAATAAGTAAACTTTCGGTTAATGACTTTGAAGAAGTTAACATATCTTATTTATTTGATATTGTATCTAGATTTTATGCCAAATATTATAAATGTATCACGCGTGAAATTCTTACTAATTGGTTAGATAAAAATGATCCAAAAAGTAAAACTACTTTATTATTATTATTTACAGAAATAATTGCTTTACCTTTTGATACGTACTATAAATATTATATAAATGAACTTAAAACATATACATTGCGCAGAAAATTATACACTATACACGATAGAATTACAAAAGGTTTAAATACAGATGAAGATCCGGATACACTTTTTTCTGATTTATCTAGAAAAATTTTAGTTAGTAACGTATCGTCTACGGTACACCGTACTTCTGTGCATGATTCTATTGATGATAGAATTAAATTATATAAGGATAAAAGAGATTTTCCTGAGAAGTATCAAGGCGTTCAGTATGGCATGCGTGAAGTCGATGAATTAACGGGTGGAATGTTTTCAGGGCAATTATATATGGTAGCGGGTAGAAGTGGCGCAGGCAAGTGTGTTGCGGAAGGCACTAAAATATTAATGCCTAACGGAAGTCTTCATAATATTGAAGATGTTGTAAGAGATGAAAATAGTGCTAATAAAATATTAACTTTAACGCATACAAAACAATTAATAGCAGCGACGCCTACGCATTTTATGTCGTCAGGCAATCAATATGTATACCAACTCAATACTACATCTGGGCGGGAAATAAAACTTACTGCAGAACATCCTTTAATGACTATTGACGGATGGGCTAAATTAAATACGTTAAAAATAGGAGATCAGATAGCAGTGCCGCGTAGATTAGACGTTTTTGGTACGAATACTTTGTCTAAAGATACAATAAAAACTTTAGCGCTCATGCATACTAACTGCGAAGTACCTTTAGAGGTTTTTACTTTACCAGAGAAAGATCTTGCGTTATTTTTAAGTTATATATATGTAGATACTCGCGCATTTCCTATTGTTTTTAAAACTAAATTTAAATCTATAAAATTACTTGAACAGCTTGCGCATTTATTATTGCGTTTCGGCATTCTTACTTTAAAAGAAAAAAGAACACTCACTGTACTTAAAAGTTATGAACATTTATTTCTTGAAAAAATAGGCAAATATTTTACAAATAAAAAAAGAGTTAAATTACAGAAAAATTTAAGTAAGCGACAAAAAGGCACACAGGATATAATAGATCGTATTCCGATGCAACTTGTTTTTTCACATTTACCACGTAATAAGGCAGGCAAGATTGATTTAAGAGACACCAATATGGAGTATGGTGAAGATTGGAATGAGTATGGGATACCTAGAAATGTATTGAATAAACTTGCTATCATATTAAATAAAAAAGAATTGTATCAGTTAGCAAATGCGAATATTTTTTGGGATACGATTAAAAGCATTGAATTTATAGGAAGTGTTTCTACGTATGACCTAGAAATGGAACCGACTAGGAATTTTATTGCTAATGATATATACGTACATAATAGTCGTTGGCTATTTAATATAGGATGTAACGTAGCAAAAAGACATCAAACTGTTATGTATTGCACTATTGAAATGGAAGCTGCCATTATTCAAAATATGTGGGAATCTAGAGAAACTCGTATTCCATTGAAAAAGATAATGCGCGCAGAACTATCTCCTGAAGAAGAAAAACGTTATTTAGATTTTATTCAATTATCTGCGCAGGCAAAAATACCTTTTTATATTGTGGACATTCCACAGGGGTGTACCACCGGTATGATTGACGCAGAGGTGGCTACTTTTGAAAAAATACACGGAAAGGTTCCCGATATAGTATTAATTGATTATGCTAATTTAATTAATCCTATATCGAGATTTAAAGATCGTGCAGAAAAGTATGATCATGTCTTTAGAGAATTAAAAGAAGGTGCTCGTGCACATCGAACGCCTTTTTATACCGCGGCACAATTAAATAGAGATTCTTTAAAATCTAAAGAACCGGGTACGGAACATGTTGCATTTTCAGATGCGGCATCTTATCATTGCGATGCTGTTTTTAGAGTTTTTGCGGATAAAAATAACGATGTAGAAAATGATATTCAATTAGAAGTAATGAAAGGGCGTTATCATGAAAAAAAATGTATATCTTTATACTGGGGGCGTGAAATTAATTTAATCGCTGAATGGGGTAATGACGTCGTACATATAGGAGAAGATAATGTCGATAAAAATTCAAATGTCTCCGGAGATGCAGCAAGTACAGCAGAACCCGGCTCAATTGAAGACGACTCTGAAGAATACTAAAGCACAAATTGATACTTCTTATATATTAAATCACGTTAATATAATTGATTTAGTTTTAGAATACGGCATAGATTTAATTGAACAGACTTCTGGAGATTACGTGGCATTATGTCCTTTTCATGATGATAGAGATACGCCCAGTTTACATATTTATACGGCTACAAATACATATCATTGTTTTGGTTGTGGCAGAGGCTCAAGCGTATTTGATTTTGTTATGGATTTTAATGAAGTAGATTTTCAAACAGCTTTACATATATTAGCAACAAAAATAGGTTATTCTGATACATATGTATTACAAAATATTAAGATAGATGCAAAAAATAATAAATTTTCTTTAATTAAATCGAAAATAGAGCTTGCTATTTTGAAAAAATGTTTGTTTATTTATAATAAAGAAAGACAAATGAGTGCAAATATAATTGAAGTATTTAAAGTTTTTGAAGATTTTTGGAGATGGTATGATGAAGTTCAGTATATTTTTAATAAAAAAGTAGAGGAGAAAATTTCACCGGTAATATTAGAAAATAAATTTTATTTATTTTATGAAAAAGCAATAAAAAAATTAAATGAATTAAAAGTAACTAAATAAAAAGGCTAAAATATGACAAAAGAAATTTTTCGAATTATTGACAAGAATGCAGTAAACTTTTTTGAAACAAAAGATAAAAAATATTTTACAGCATTTTCAAAAGTAGCTACTCCAATAATTAAAGCACAGGCGCGCACAGCGTGCAATGGATCTACTAAATGGGATGCCGATGAGTTATTTGCTATTTTATTTGTTGATATGTGGCGACTTTTTAATTCGTATAAACCCGAAGAAGGTAAGCAATTTCATTGGTTAATGCAACGTCAATTAAGAAATAAAACAATTAATTATATACATAATACAACTGGGCGAAAATATAAAATATGTTTTGTATGCAATGCTTCACAAAATAAAAAAGCGTGGACCAGAGAGATTTTAAAAATTAGGAAAAAGGAGAAAGGAGTAAAAGATAAGGAAAGTATTCCAGAAGAATATGTGCATAATCCTGCAGTATGTTGGAAATGTGGTGCGTCTTTAAGTAAACCGCACGCTTCTTCAAGTCAAGAGATTCTAAATTTTGTAGGTGGTCCGGCTTTTGATCATTTAGAGTATATCAGTAATAAACAAATTATAGAAAAACTTTTAAAATATACAAAAAAACATAACCCAACTACTAATAAAATTTTATCTATGTTTTTAGAAGGGTATTCTAAAACAGAGATTAGTAAAGAAGTTAAAATAGCGCAAAATGCTATTAATTTTAGATTATTAAAATGTAAACGAATTATAGGAGGATTTAAATAATGGCGCAATCTTTAGCCACAGTAGTAAAACATCTTACTTTTGATGCGGCACACTATTTAGTAAATAAAAATTTATCAAAAGAAGAAAATATAAAAACATTTCACAAATGTTGTTTATATAAAGAAGAAGGAGTAGAAGAGCCTCACGGGCACACTTACCATTTAGAAGTAGCCGTTACTGGATTTATTTCAGAAGAAACTGGTTATGTCATAGATTTTAAAGATTTAAAATTAATATTAAAAGAAGGCGTGATTGAAAATTTAGATCATAGATTAATTAATAATATTACGTGGTTTAAAGAAAATAATAAATTAGCCACAGTTGAGAATATTTTACATTATGTGTGGGAAGAAATTCAATCTAAGATTGATAGTATTAGGCCAAATAAGGCTTGGCTCTATGAAATTAAAATGTATGAAACGCCTACGTCATTTGCTACATTAAATAGGAAGCAGTGGAATCAAGAGCGTTTGACATTGGATAACGATAATTTTTTAACTGCTGAGCATATAATTAATCAATTTGAGGCTAAGAAAGACATATATAAGGAGAATATTTAATGCCTACAGCTGTAAATAGATGTGATCTACCGGATGCGCAAAATAGCAAAGATACTAGAAATAAACGAATAGAGCGCGTAGGAGTTCAAAGAGTCAAGGTTCCTTTAACTATTAAAAGAAAAGAGCAGGACGGAATATCTGAGGTAGTTAATGCGGAAGTAGCTATGTATGTATCTGTCGCGGCGGATATCACGGGTTCAAATATGAGTAGATTTAATGAGTGTTTAATGTCTTATACAACAGAAACTATTTCAGGGGACTGTTTAGAAAAGATAATTAAAGATATGCTAAATAGATTGAAATCTGATGATGGCTATATTTCAATTAAATTTAATTATTTTTTACCCCGCTTTGCGCCAGTATCCAAAACTAAAGGCATGCAGGGATATAATATTGAGTTTATTGGAAAGATGGTGGATAATAAATACGATTTTATTGTCAAAGTTGCTGTGATTGGCACTACACTGTGCGCGTGTAGTAAACAAATTTCTGATTATGGTGCACATAATCAACGAAACTGTACTACAGTACAATTAGTTTTAAACGATTCATTATACTGGGTCGAAGATATTATTGAAGGCATTGAAAATTGTATGAGTTGCCCTATTTTTCCTGTGTTAAAAAGAGAAGATGAGAAATGGGTTACCGAGCAAGCGTACGAAAATCCTAAATTTGTTGAGGATATGGTACGTGACGTAGCCATTATGTTAGATGAGCATGGTATTAAGCATTATCATATTAAAAGTGCTGCGGATGAATCTATTCATCACCATGAAGCAGTAGCTTTTTTAAGTAAAGATTGGATTTTATCTTAAAGGAGGTAGTATGTCCGGCACAATTAAAAAAAGATGTACATGTGTAAGTGAGTACCAAGATAAAAAGTATGGCAAAAAGATAAGAATTTGTAATTTATCTTTAGATCAGAAAAAAGCTACGTGTACGGTTTGTGGAGCCGTTAAATAGTGGATAATAACTTATACGTAACTTGGGAAGAGTATATCGTATTACTTGAAAAGATAAAAAAATACGTTGGAATGACTAATAATCAAGTCATTGTAGGTTTAGCGCGTGGCGGTTTAATTCCTGCTGTATATTTATCGCATGCGCTACAACTTCCTATGATTTCCTTTGACCCGTATCTTTTACGCCCTGATGGAAGGGAAAGAACTTCTATTTCGTTGCCTATTTCTCCTATAATCAGTAAAAAAATACTGTTAGTAGATGATATATTAGATACAGGTGAAACATTTGTTAAATGTACTAAATTTTTTCAAGATAAGGGGTTTATTTGTACTACAGTTAGTGTATTTTATAATATGAGTACAAAAATATCCGATGAAAATAAAGTTAATTTTACTGCGGCAGAAACACCTAATAAATGGGTGGTTTTTCCGTATGAGAATACAAAAAGGGAGCATTTTTAATGCGACGCAATAAAGGAGCAGTATTATTAAGTGGAGGCGCAGATAGTGCTACTTTATTATATTTAGCATTAGTACAATGTGAAGAAGTACACGCTGTATCTGTTAACTATGGACAGCGTCACGTAAAAGAATTAGAATGTGCAAAAAAATTATGCAAACTTAATAATATTCCACATATTATTATTCCGTTTGACTTAACTATTTTTGGAGGGTCTCCTTTAACTGATTCATCTTTAGCTATCCCAGAACAAAAGGAACATAGGCAAACATCAACTGTTGTGCCATTTCGAAATACTATTTTAATTACTCTTTGCGCGGCTTATTGTAAGCAGCATAATTTAAATACAGTATATATTGGCGCAACGCATGAAGATTTAGCCTCCTACGAAGATTGTCGTGGTGTTTTTTTCAAATCTTTACAAGATAGTCTTAGACTAGGTGGAACAGTCCATGATTTAAAAATTCAAACACCTTTTATAGATAGTTATAAAGAGGATATTATCACTTTAGGGCATACTAAATTTAGTGTACCTTATGAGGATACCTGGACATGCTATTCTAACGGTTCAAAACCTTGTTTAAAATGTGATGCATGTGTAGAACGTATAAATGCGTTTATTTTAGCGGGAATTAAAGATCCTTTAGTTTCAGATGCGCAGTGGGAAGAATTACAAATAAATTTTAATAATAAATTGTAGGAGGTAATGTTGAAGGGTAAACAAATTAAGCACGGAGAAGATGCGGTTAGTCGGGTACGTAAGGGCGTAGATATACTTGCGAATACAGTTAAAGTTACTCTGGGACCTAAAGGGCGCCATGTTGCACTGGGTTCGTCTTTCGGAGGAGTACCTGTTGTAACTAAAGACGGCGTGTCAGTGGCAAGGGAAATCACTTTAAAAGATGCGTTTGAAAATGCAGGCGCTCAATTAGTAAAAGAAGTAGCGCAACGTACTGCAGATAATGCGGGCGATGGTACTACCACGGCTACTCTATTGGCACAATCCATCATAGCTGAGGGGATTAAGGCTATTAACGCTGGAGTTAATCCTACTTTTATAAAACAGGGTATAGAAATAGCCGTTAATGCTACTATAGAAAAATTAAAGAAATTATCCATAGAAGTGGATGCGGAAAAATTAAAATCTGTTGCAACTATATCTGCGAACAATGATCCGGTGCTAGGCAATCTTATAGCAGATGCTATGGCAGAAGCGGGTGTGGATGGTGTTATTACTGTTGAAGAATCTCAAACATTTGAGACATTTACAGAAGCAGTTTCAGGTATGGAAATTTCACGTGGTTATTTATCTCATTATTTTATTAATACAGATAAACTTACTAGTGAGCTAGATAATTGTAAAATTTTGATTACAGATAAAAAAATTAGTAATCACACGCAGATTGTACCTATTATGGGAAAATGTGCGGCAAACGGTAGTCCTTTGATGATTATAGCTGCGGATGTAGACGGTACTGCAGTACAAGTAATGGCAGTAAATTCTTTAAGAGGACAGGTTAAATGTTGTGCAGTTAAGGCGCCTAGTTTTGGTAATAATCAAAAAGAACAATTAGAAGATTTAGCTGCGGCAACAGGTGCCCGGCTTATTTCAGATGAGCTAGGATTACAATTAGACGCAGTTACTTTGCAAGATTTAGGTAATGCGGATAAAATTATCGCAAGTAAAGATTCTTGCACTATTATCGGAGGACAGGGTATAGAATCCGATATAGTTAAGCGAATAGAGCTTACTAAAGAGCTTATTAATAATAGTCAAAGTGAGTTTGATAAGGAAAAAGCTCAAGAGCGCTTAGCTAAATTAACCGGAGGCGTAATTGTACTACATGTTGGCGCCGCTACTGAAACTGAAATGAAAGAAAAGAAAGCTCGTGTGGAAGATGCTTTGCATGCTACCCGTGCCGCGGTTGAAGAAGGTATTGTCCCTGGTGGTGGTATTGCTTATACACAAGTAGCTTCTACACTCCTAGACCTAAAAGCTACGGATACTTTTAATAGTAAAGATATTTCAGAAGGTATACGTATTGTATACGATGCACTTCAAACACCTTTTTACCAAATCTGCACAAATGCTGGACTATCTGGTGAAGTTATTCAAAATAATATTGAATTACAAACGCCTAAAGATAAATTAAATTGGGGCTACAATTTAGTTACTGGACAGTATGGTGATATGATAGAACAAGGAGTAGTGGATCCCACTAAAGTAACTATAAGCGCATTACGTAATGCTGCTTCTGTTGCAGGAATCCTGTTGACGTTATCCGCAGTAGTGGTAGATGACATTGCCGATGATATTAATGATAACGCAGGTGCAGCCCGGATGCCTGCCGTACCAGGTGGCGGTAATATGCCGCCAATGATGTAGGAGTTAATAATGCGTAAATTCGAACCAATTGAAGATAGAGTTGTTCTTAAAGTAAAAGAAATTTCAGGCGATACTATGGTAGGTAATATTATTATTCCTGATACAGCCGCCGCTGTACCAGGTGAAGGTACCGTAATCGCTGTAGGCCCAGGCAGAGTAACTACTGATGGAACACTTATTCCTACCAAAGTAAAAGAAGGCGACTTGGTAGTATTTGGCAAAAGTGGATATAATACCGTTGAAATTACTGACGGTAAAGATAATTATTTAGTTATCCGTGAATCAGAGCTTTTAACTATCGTGAAGGAGGTATAATGGCTACTTCAAATAATAAATTAAATAAAGTTGGGATATATTTAGATAATGAAGATGCAAAAATGCCTACACGTGCGTATACGCACGATGTAGGCTATGATTTATACGCTATAGAAGATATGGATGTATTGCCTGGAACATGCGCTACTATAAAAACAGGCGTACATTTAGCTTTACCTGAAGGTATGTTTGCACAAATAAATACGCGAAGTAGTTATGGTAAAAGAGGCTTATACGTACACCATGGTGTAATTGATCCTGGTTTTACTGGAGAAATTACTTTGTGGGTAATGAATATTGCGGCAAAAGTAGAAGATACTGGAACAATTCGTAAAGAAACTTTTACAATTTTAAAAGGGGATAAAATTGCTCAAATTTTATTCCATAAAGCAGAGACTCCTTCTTTAAAGAAAATAAATAAATTACCTACAACTGATAGAGGAGATAAAGGACATGGCAGTTCCGGAAGATAAGACACCTAAAACGTCTAAAGTATGTAGTAATACTAATGAATTACTTCCGGAGTTAGAAATAAGTATAATTCCTATGAAGCTTTCATCTAAAGTACGCGTTGATTTATATAAGTTATCAGAAGATTTTATAGCGTTTTTAATTACACAGGGATACCTTGAGGACAATGTACATAATGATATAAAATTTATGTCTATTCTTAAAGTAGCTTCATTTTATACTGAACTTATTAGTGCGTACAAATTATACAATAAGAGGAAAAATGCCGACGTATAGATTTAAATGCCCCAAATGTAATAAAACATGGGAAGAGCGCCAACCCATTCTTTTAAATGGAAAAGAACATACTTCTGTGTGTTCTTCTTGTAATACTCTGTGTAAAAATAATAGTTTCGGGGGCACGGGAACGCTTTTAAAAGGTCGTTATCTAAATAAATATTTGGAAGGATTTCCTGATCACACAGATAAACTTAATAAGCAAGCAGATGAAGAAGGTGAGCAACTTGAAAAAAAACACGATGCTTATATAGCAGAACAAAAAAGAACAGAAAAGGATTAAAATGGCAAGAAATTCTACATGCACTAAATGTGACTTATATAAAAATGCGCGCACGGTATGTTTTTGGGGGCAAGGAAATCCTCAGGCAGATATAATGTTTATTGGTAAAATGCCTAGTTCACATGAGGATATGACAAAAAATTTATTTAAAAATAGTCCATTAGGTCAAATATTTGACGATTTATTAGAAGTAGGTGGTATAGATCGTGCGGATATATATGTAACTAATATAGTTAAATGTTATACTTCTGGAAGTAACCATCCTACAAAAGAAGAAAAAGTTGCATGTTTAGGATATCTTAAAGATGAAATTGCTGCGGTTAAACCAAAAGTAATAGTAACGATGGGACTGGACGCGTTAGAAGCTTTGACGGGCGAAAGTAAAATAATGAAATTAGCGGGCACTGTTATAAATGTAGATAAAACTGATTTAAATTGGAAGGGTAAAGTATATGTGACTGTAAATCCTGCTTACTTATCACGTAATCCTTCATACTTTTCTCGTGCAGAAGTGCATTTCAAAGAAATAGGCTATTTTTATAGGGGTGAAGAATTACCTAAAAAAAATATGGATTCTAAATATGTAGCTATTACTAAATTTGAGCAAGTTGCACCTTTTTTTGAACAGTTACATAAACAGTCATTAATTGCGTTTGATACTGAGACCGATAGTCTCGATTTTACTTCCGGGAATTTATTATGTTTTTCTTTTTCTTGGAAAAAAAATACAGGCGTAGTATTGCCTCTTTTAGGTTATAAAAAAGAGGCTATTTGGACGGACGAAGAATTTGCAATAATTCTCCAACAATTAAAGAGTATTTTTGCAAAACCTAATATAGAGTGGATTGCACATAATATGTCGTTCGATCATAAATATACTATGCAACACATTGGTGATATTGCAGGTACTCTTCATGATACTATGTTACTACAACATTTATTGGATGAAAATGCAAAAGATTTAAAAGGATTAAAAGCATTGGCTAATGTGTACACTACTATGGGTAAATACGACGATCCTCTTGATGAATTTAAGCATAATCTTAAATTACAAAAAAGTAAAAAATTAACGAATGCTAAAAAAGAGAATAAAGCTAAAATTAAAATGATTGAAAAAGTTTTAGCAAAAGATTCAAATGATGTAACCGCACAAAAAGATTTAAAAAAATTAAAAGAAGAAGAAGAGCATTTAGCTGCGGTAAAAATAGACATTTCTTACGATGAAATTCCCACAGATATTTTATGGCCTTATGCCGCCATGGACGCAGATGCTACTTTTAGAATATTTGACAATCATTTTAAAACTTTACAAAAACAAAGTTTATATTTTCAAAAATATTCAAATAAAAGTATGTTGCGTTTATATCAACAATTAGTTATGCCGCTTCGACGTGTTCTAGATGAAATGGAATTTCGAGGGGTCCAAATGGATCGTACTTATCTTGATAGTTTAGATGCCAAGTATGCTAAACGTATTAAAGAGTTATCAGAGCAAGTTCATAAATTAAGCGCGGTTACTAAAACAGAAGAAATTCTATCTAAAAGGGCACAAGAAAAGGCAGGAGAAAAATGGCTCAGTTTAAAAAGTGTATTAGATTGGACAAAATATCAAAAAAATCCTGATGCCTGGCAAGGTAAAATTCCTAGAGAACCTAAATTTAAAACCGCTTTAGAATACGGTAAGCATTACGGAAAACCTGTTTCATTTAATTTAAACTCATCAAATCATTTAAGAGTTTTTTTATATGAAGTATTAAAATGTCCTAAAGCTAATGCACCGCGTACAGATAAAGGAGAATTATCTACAAATAAAGATACTTTAGAATTATTTAAGGATAAACCAGGTGTAGACGTATTATTAGAAAATAGAAAGATAACTAAATTGCATAGTACATATGTAAAAGGTAGTCTAGCTGCATTAGATAGTAACAATAGAATACACACGAGTTTTAATCAGCATATAACAACAACTGGAAGACTTTCTTCTTCTCAAGTAAATTTACAAAATATTCCGCGAGAAGATAAAGATATTAAAAGAGCTTTTACTACTAAAAAGAATTGGAAAATTGTGCAGTTTGATTATGCGCAAGCAGAATTTAGAATGTGGTGCCAATTAGCGGGAGATGTTGACATGCGTAATGATATTATTGCGGGGCTAGACATTCATACGCAAACAGCTTCTGATTTCTGGAATATTCCTATGAAAGATGTCACTAAAAAACAAAGATCTGCAGCAAAAGCAGTTGTATTTGGTTTAATGTATGGGAGAGGTGCGGCATCTGTGGCTAAACAAGTAGGCATTCAGGTAGTTGAAGCAGAAACAATTAAAAAAAGATTTTTTAGTCACTATCCCATGGCGGCTAAATGGTTAAGGGATACGCAAACAGGTGCCAGGCGCAATTTATTTGTAACTGGATTTTTTGGGCGTATTCGAAGGCTACCTCATGCAAGTTCACGTGCGCCACAAGAAAAAATAGCTGAAGCATTAAGACAAGCAGTAAATAGTCCTATACAAGGAAGCGCTGCAGACGTTACAGGCATAGCGCTTATTAGAATTAGAAAAGAATTATTAAAAAATAACTTAAATGATTATGCACAATTAATTTTAACTGTGCACGATTCCATTGTACTAGAAGTTGCTGAAGAAAAATTAGAACAAGTTATAAATTTATGCACTACTTGTATGACCGCCCCATTACCGGGTATGGTTGTGCCTTTTATAGTAGATACAGAAGTAGGGGATAATTGGGCAGATGTCGAAACATGGAATAAAGTAAATGCGTAGAGTAGAATTAGTTTGTAGTAAACATCCTAAATATCGAGGGGTCCATGCGCCTAAAACAGATTGTATTATATGTTGGAAGATATATGCAGCTAATTTATACGAAAAATTACAGGAATTAAAAAAATGACAGATTTTAGTAATTTTGAAGATATGTTTAAAGATCCTGATGATGATGAATCGGAAAATATTTGGCTGCCTTCAAAAGAAGAAATAGAAATGAGAGAACACGCAAAAAAATTAATGAAAAAATTATCAGGTGAAGATAAAAGCAATGTTACTAACAGGGATATTTTACAATATTTACGTATCATTAATTTTAATTTCATATCTTTATCTAAAGCACTAAAAAACTTATTTGTTAAACAAGCGGTTACAGAAAGTGTACTAATTTCTTTGTTAGATAAATTGGAAACGTTCTCAGAAACAGCTTCAATTTTAGGAGATTCATTTGATGACACCGCTGATAATACAGACTGAAAATTTAAATAATCCGTATGATGATACAAAAGAAAGAGCTGCTGCCAAGCGGTATTTTGCCTCTTTAGGTAAAGGGACTGAATTTTCTTTTGAACTTTTATTCAATGATAAATATGACGGAATAGATGCAAGGGGCACCTATAAGGGCACTTATTACGGAGTAGAGATAGCGACTACTGCTGCATGGCAGGTAGGAGCATTTGGGTATAATTTACCTTATTGCTACATACCTTTACGCAAATGGGCGCATTTTAAGCATTCGTTATATGGTCCCAGCACATGTATCTATGATAACGGTATATACTTTTTACTTTCTAAAGATACCACTCATGCAGTTCTATTAAATTATAAAAAATTGTTAAATTTCGATATAACAGATCCAGATAATATTGAAATACAACATTTAAATAATGAGGATTGCGCTATGGTTAAAATTCCTACAACGTTTATTAAAAAATATGTAAAAATTCCGTAATTTTTTATTAAAATATAAAAAAATTCCGTGCTTTTTATATATCTTTATTGTATATTATAATAAAGAAAGGATTAAAATGGCTAAAATTAAATCAGATGAATTAATTGTAGGTAAGATTTACGTAACTAAAGGTGGGCTACTTACATTTATCACAGGAGAGCAGGTTCCTTGGGGATATGATAGGGTTAAATTTATAAAGTATACGGAAAATGGATTATTAGTCCATACTCCATGGGGATCTGAATGTGCACTTGTTGCAGATTATCCTCTTTTTGAAACAAAAGAAACAATGGTTCGCAGTGAATTTCCTTTACGTGGAGTACATAAAACTAGGGAAGTTATCCCATTCGATAAAGCATTAGAATTAAAAATTTGTAAAGAATTAAGTAAAAAAGAATTGCGTAAACTGTCAAAAGAGGCAGAAATTGCACAAAGTAGTCAATCTTCGGTTAAAGTAGGAGAGATAGCGCACGGTGATTTTATGCAAGAATTTATAAAATATTTTAGTGATTATAAAACATTTGCAGAAGCGGCAAAACATTTTAAAACATCTTACCAAAAAATTAGATATACATTAAAAAAAATTAAAAATAAAGGGTATCAAGCAAAACGATTTACGGTAGTTGAGATGAAACAAAACGGTAAAACAGTTTCAAAAATTATAAAGGCTTAATATGGTGAAAAAAGAAGAAAAAAAAGAAGAAAAAAAAGACGCACGTAGTGCGTTTATTGACGAGTTTCAAAAAACGTATAAAAAAGACGACGTGAAAGTAGCTTCTGCAGATGCTATGCCTCGTATAGCCTCAATTCCTACTGGCATACTATCATTTGATGCCGCAACAGGTATAGGGGGATTTCCACGAGGTCGAGTAGTTGAAGTATTTGGACCAGAATCCGGGGGTAAATCTTTATTAACTATTGTATCCGTGGCGTATGCACAACAACATTTTAACTCCCGTGCGCTTTATCTTAATGTGGAAGGAGGTACGCCAAAAGAATGGCTAACCGTATTGGGAATAGATTTAACTTCTTTTGATATTATTCCAGCCGGGTTAACCGCGGAACAAAATTTAGACGCAGTTATTATGGCCATAAAAGCGCGTACATATGATTACATAATTATAGATTCCGTAGCAGGACTAGTTTCTCGCGCAGAATTAGAAGGCTTAATTGATAAGAATTATATGGCTGAATTAGCACGTGCTATGAGTAAGGGATTAAAGAAAATAGTAGCGGTATTATCCGCTATTCCCAGTGATCAAGCCCCTTGCGTTATTTTTATTAATCAAATTAGAGAAAAACCAGGTATAGTTTATGGCCCTAGTGAAGTAACTCCTGGCGGGAAAGCACTTAAATTTTATTCAGCACAACGTTATAGAGTTACTAAAAAATCACAGTCAGAAATTACGAAAAATGGTGATGTCGTGGGCCATTCTGTTGCTGTTAGTAATAAAAAAAATAAATTAGGACCACCTAAAAGAGTAGGGGAATTTTTTATTAATTATTTAAGTGGTGTGGATATTACAAAAAATATTATGAGTATGTTGAAAGAGCGTGAATTATATACAAAAGTAGGTACTAAGTACCATTTAACAATTAATGATAAACCGGAAATATTTAATACTGTTAAAGAATTGTCTACTAAAATTAGGGAAAATAAAGATTTTCAAAGTATGGTATATAATTACTTAATTAATAATTACGTAGGTATTAATACACAGAATATGACACAAGAAAATGTAGATGATATAGATGATACTTTTTCTGATTTTAAATAAATAGAAAGGAAAATTAATGGAAGCTAAATCAATTAAAATTACTAAAATTACTTCAACAGGATTTGGGCGTAAAATTAATTCAGAGTATGGATACTCTAGTTTTGAGATAACCCCCACCGTAGTGGAAGCTATAATAGATCCTGCATTAGATATAGCCACAGAAGAAGGTTTAGAAGAGTTTAAGAAAATTAAAACAGATTTGAAAAATATGGCGGCTGCCATGCTAGAAGCAGACGTGCACTATTATGCTTCACGTAATAATGAATTAAAAATGACTCTAGAGAAAAAAGCGCGATTACTTAAAAAAAGTAAAGAAAGTGAGAATAATTAATGCCTTTTTTAGACGCAATTCCTTTAAAAGATATTGAAGGCGCAGAAGATTTACAGGAACAGTATGAAGCTTTAGTATTATTGGATTATAATACTCTTTTATTAGAGTTAAATGAAATGCAAGTACCTTTACAAGATGATCCAATTGCTGCAGGCATACAATCATTAAATGGATTAATTGCACAAATAGATGCGCAAAAAACAAGAGCAGCCAATATTGTAAGTACTGCTATTCGCAATGAAAGTGATATTGAAGCGTTATTTAAACAAATTTCTGCTTTATATAAAAAAGAATATGACAGTAAATTACCGTGCCCACCTGTATCAGACTTTTCAAATGTTGCTGCAAGAGAAGCTGCGTGTAATAAATTACTTGCCCATGTAAAGACACTATTAACTGCAGTTGAAGGGTCTTATATGCGAGCAAAATCTTTTACAAAATTGACGTACGTAGCACTTGGTAAATTAGAGAGTACTAATAAAAATATTTCTCGACAAATAACAGTTCTGCAATTAGCTAACGAGATAGGTGAAATTGCACGTGCTGGTAATACAGAGAAAGACGGATATACCTTTAATTAAAGGTGTAAAGAATAACCTAAAGACAAAAGGAAAAAGAAAATGAGTTTAGTAATTAAGTACAGTGAAGGGCGTGCCGTGCCTGAAGGCGTTTATGTGGCAAAAGTGGTAAATCTTGAGCCACAACATCATTCGCAATATGGCGACGGTATTAAATGGTCCTTTGAAATTATGCATGATGCGGAAAATGAGGGAGTACAAGTAACTGCTATAAGTAGTTTAAAAGTATCCCCTAAAAGTAAATTATATTCCTGGGTACGTGCTTTTGGCATTACTTTAGTGCCAGGAGAAGATTTTGATTTAGAATCTTTATTAGGCAAAGTAGTACGTATTAAAGTTGAAAATAAAGTACAATCTAAATTGGTAGACGGTAAAACTTCTGAGCTTACTTTTTCTAATGTAGTAGCCGTAGCCCCGTATACGCCTAGTGAAACGGATACGCAGGCAACAAAGAGCACCGAAGAGACGGCATCTGCGGCATCTACACCTGCTCCTGCTCCTGCTCCTGCACCTCCCGTCTCCGAAATACCCAGCATGGACGATGATGCTGATTTTAATTTTTAATTTATAACCGTAACCAATTTAATATAAAGGAGGGTGTATACTCTCCTTTATATTTTTAAAGAATAAATGAAATTTATTAGTTTTCATATACAAAATTTTCAAGCACACAAAGATACCTTAATCACATTTGAAAAAGGGCTTAATATTATTGTAGGCCAAACTGATTCAGGTAAATCTTCTATTTTACGTGCGCTTAAAAAACTTATAAGGGACGTGCCTAAAGGTAAACCGTTTATGAGTAGGTGGGCACAAGAAACTAAATTGACTTTAATTTTTGAAGTAGATAAAAAATCGTACACAATTATACGCCATATTACTCCATCAAAAAATTTATACTATTTGAATGATCAAAAATTTGGCGGTTTTGGCAACAGTATTCCAAAAGAAATTCAAACAATATTAGATATGCAATTAATTAGTTTGGAAACGGGGGATATTCTTGATTTATATTTTACGGACCAACATGATATGCCTTTTATGGTGACTAAAGGGTCTGCGGGGCTTAGATCAAAACTTTTAGGTAAAATCGCCGGCATGCATATTTTAGATAAAGCTATTATGGATGTTAATAAAGATGTACGTGCGCTTAATGCGGATTTAAAGTATAAAACAAAAGAGATAAATGATCTTGAATATGAACTTAATGATTTCCCTGATTTATGGTACGACATGCAGTTAATTGATTCTTTAGAAGAACAAATTAATTCAGTAAAACAAAAAATCATTACTTTAAATAGTTTAAATACTATTCACACAAATTTACAAAATACTATAAAAGAAGCAGTAAAAATTAAAGATATTTTAGCCCAATTACCTACTATTTCACCTGTGGTCTTAAAAGAACTTAATATAAAAACGTTAAAGATGATTGATTTACATAAATTATCTGATAAATTAACTCTTTTAAATAAAAAAATTGATACCTTAAAATATCCACCATTTGTAGAAATAAATACAAATTTTACGGGTATTAAAAAGCAAGTGAAAGTATTAAATGATTTAAAAATAATTTATGAAACATTATTAAATACGCAAGAAAAAATAAAAAGTCTTGATATAGGAAAAGAAGATATTCAATTAAAAAAATATAAGGCTGAATATGATAAAATTTTAATCGATTTAAAAATTTGTCCTATTTGTAAACAATCTACGAGAAGAGGATTTTATGGCAAGCAAGAGTAAAAATAAGAATAAAGATAAAAATAAAAATGATAAAATCACTCCGCTTGAATTACAGAATTTTTTTATCGATGTATATGATAAAATACAAGAGTTAGATTACACGGTAAACGGGTTATTAGGACATAAAATAAATGCTTTAGACGAAACACAAATAATGCGGCAAGACATAGAAAATTTACAGGTTAGATGTGATAGTATGCAAAATATGATACAACAAATATGCAATACACAGCACACATTAGGGACTACTAAGATAAACCGGCGTAAAATTAAGTAAATTAAGTGAAATTAGTATATTTTACAGATGCACATATCCGAGGAGGTACCCCCAAAAGTCGTATAGATGATTATGCGCGTGCATTGTGGGATAAATTTGCCCAATTAACTTCTTTTATACAAAAAAATAAGGTCGAAGCAGCATTAAATGGCGGTGATTTATTTGATATACCTGATCCTTCTACGGGAGTAGTTAATAAATATATAAAATTATTCGCTTCTTGGGATATACCAATTTACAGTGTAACAGGTTCGCATGATAAGTTTGCATACAATGATTCTACTATATCTCGTACAGCATTAGGCACGTTAATCGCATCTAATATTGTACAATTAATAGATAATACAGTACAACTTACTGATAAATTTTGGGTAACTGGAGTGTCGCATTCTTACGATTTAGATGAATCGCCTAAAATTGATTATTTTAAAAAAAAGCCCGCAAAGGGTTATATGATTCAATTATGTCATGGCATGATTACTGAAAAGCCTTATTTTGGCAAATATACATTGTATTCACAAATTCAAACTGAAGCAGATCTGGTACTTACGGGACACTATCACCCGGGATTTGGTCCGTATGACGTTAGCGGTTCTACTATTTTAAATATAGGATCAATGGGCAGGGTAGAGCGCACAGAGCGAAAATATGATCCTGGGTTTTTGTACATTGATTCAAATAAACGTACTTATAAATTTATACCTTTTCAAGTACAAGCAAATCCTTTTATAACTAAAACTATAGAAGATCCCAAAACAGTTGTAGATATACAGACTTTTATAGCTTGTCTAAAAGATAAAGTAAACACATTTGGGCAAGTAAATTTAAAAGAATTAATTTTAGCAGTAGGTAAAGAAAAGAATATGCCTTTATCTATTATTAAACGCGCTATAGAGTACATAGAGAATGAGTAATATAAATACAATTATCGATTATTATCATAGCTGTTTTAAACAGTCCGATAAAGTAAAAAATTATGCTAAAATGCGTAAAATTTCTAAAGAATCTGTAATTAAATTTAAATTAGGTTATTGTCCGCCTAATTCGCAACACGCACCCGAATTTGTAGATAGGTTAATTTTTCCTATTTGGGATGCGCATGGAACAACGGTAGGCTGGACGGGTAGGGCTATTTCTCCAGAGCAATCTCCTAAATATAGAAATGTAAAAGAATCTATATATTATAAAAAAAGTCGTATTTTATATAATTATAATTTAGCTAAATTAGACATTTTTAAAAAACAGGAAGCTATTTTAGTAGAAGGACAATTAGATGTAATTATGTTATCCCAAATAGGCATTATAAATGTAGTCGCTTCTTCGGGTACAGGCGCCTTTAAAGTAGATGCAGCTTCCTTATTAGCTAGATATGCTAAAAAAGTATACGTAGTATTTGATGCAGATTCAGCAGGAATACTTGCCGCAGATGGAGCTAAATTACATCTGCAAACAGTGGGCGTGCCTGAAATTATTTTAATTACTCTACCCAAAGGACATGATCCTGCTTCATATATCATAGAATTTGGAAAAGAATCATTTATGAGGTTATTAAATGCACGATGATTTAACAGAAAGATTACAAAAATTAGAAAAATTAATAGTAAAGTTAAACGAACATAAGGTACGTTTATCGGAACGTTTAGCTTTATATCGTCAACAACGTAATAATTGTATAGAGCAATTAAAAGCGTATAATATTTCTGGTGATACTGTACAAACAAAAATTAAAGAATTATCGAATGAAATTGAATTAAAATTGATTGAAATTGAAAATAAAATACCTGTAAATATAGAAGAGCTTTTACAACATGATGCAAAAAATAATAACGAAGTATAATAAATTTAAAATGAGTACGCTTAAACTTAAAGCGTTAAAAGACGAGAAAACTGAAATACTTTCAAATAAAATTGCGGAAAAACAAAAATTAGACTCTTCTTTATATGAAATAAATAAAGTAAGAGCATTATTAGAGCAATGTAATATAGTATCTAGGGATTTTATTAAAATTGAGGTTGAGCAATTAGTTACACGGGGACTTCGTACAATTTTTTCTAACCCTCAGATTCAATTTAATATTGAATTCGTAGAAAAACGCAATCAAACAGAAGCAGTATTCTTTTTAACTTCTGAAAAAGAAGATAGAATTGAAAGTGATTTAACTTTCGCGCACGGAGGAGGCGTAATTGACATTATTAGTATTTCACTACGTTTAATTATTATGCAGTTATTAAAATTAAATGGGCCCATAATTTTAGACGAACCAGGAAAAAATATTTCTGCTCAATATATTGCTAATTTTGGGCTATTTTTAATGCAAACTGCGAAAGCATTTGATCGACAAATTATTATGATTACACATAATGATACTTTAATTAGTTACGCCTCTAATATAATAGAGGTAGAGAAGAAAGGAGATAAATCATTTGTCAATGTCAAAAAAAGAAATTGAGATACAAAAAGTATTAGGTACTTGTAATTTTATAACCTGTACTTTTTGCCAAAAAGAAATTGCAGAATATGAATTAATTTTAGAAGAAGATTTTGAAACTATATACAATGCGGAAACTGGTGAACCTCTTACAAATTTTATGGGATATAAATATAGTTGTCCCCTATGCGGAGTGCGCCTTGGATAATAAAGATACACAACAAACTACTCCAGGTATAAAATATGATGCGGGTAAAGAAGATTTTTCTTTAATTCCTGTGAAGCCTTTACTAAAATTAGCACAATTATTTACGGTAGGAGCTAAAAAATATGGAGTACGTAACTGGGAAAAGGGTATTGCATACAGTAGACTTTTTTCTGCTATGATGCGGCATGCATGGAAATATTGGGGAGGAGAGACGCATGACCCTGTTGACGGCCAACATCATTTGGACGCGGTTGTATGGAATGCCATGTGTTTACGAGAAATGGAAGACGTACACCCTGAACTAGACGATAGAACTTCTAATAATGTAAGATTTACTGATAGTGCGTCTATGTATGAGGATAAAAATAATGAGTAATCTTGGTTATACTTTCGAAGTAGCGGAAGTAGATTTTTGGAGGAATATATTATCCGACGTCAAAAAAGAATACATTTACCGCGTAGAGGGATCGGGGCAATCAAAGCTATCCACGAAAACTGGACAACAAAGTTTGCTGGAAGGCGACGTCAGTTTAGAGTTAGCAAAAGCACTTATTTTACCAAAAAATATTTTAATAGAGTGTAAACATCATAAAAGTAGAACAAAAGAAAAAAGTTTATCTGTAAAAAAAGAATGGGTGGATCAAGCATTACATGAAGCAGAAAAAAATAATAGTTGGTCTATTGTGGCGATTAAATTTAAACATGTAAAACCTAATAGTTTAGAATTACGTAAATATTGTTGGTATGACGGACATTTTGGAAATAATATACATTATATTCTGCCTCAGAAACATTTTGCGGCTATTATTGGGTATATAAAAGAAATGAAAGAAGCGACTGTATGTGATTTAAAACAAGTAAGTACTGAAGATTTATTAAGTGAAATAAAAAGAAGAACAAACTATTAAAGTGAAGAGGCGTAAATGGATACTTTATATATAAGTACCGGGACCTTAATAATAGCTGGGATATTAGGTGGATTTTTGGCCCAGGTTATATTATTTTTAGGTAAATATATTTATAATTTTTATAGAAATAAGGCAACCTCGCCAATGTCTACGGATACAGATGAGTTTCGAGAAACGCAAGTAATTATTCAACAAATTCGGGATATTGTTTTATATCAAATATTGAATAAACATACAAAATTATTCGATGCAATTGCTAAACAGAAAAAGATTTTAAATTTACAAGAGCGCAAATGTATTGCTATTTTTATATCAAAAGACATGTTTATGGAACTTATATCAAATGCAGCCGTATATGATCATACTCAATTAGACTCATTATATCCTATAATGCGTGATTTAGGGACGCCAGTTGGATTTTTAGGCAATTTACCGATATATCTATCGGATTTACTTGATGAAGCGCCTGTTTTCGTAGTGGGCGCTATTTCATGGTCTTTTGAAAAGTAAGGTAATTTTTTATGTCATTAATTGATAAATATGACGGATGGATGGTAATAGATACAGATATTTTACGCAATGCCATCAAACAATTGCCTCCATATTATAGAAAATATGATACAATTGCGCAAATAACGGGCTTAGGTAAACAGCAAATAGCTGATTATTTGAAAGGTCGTCGTCATCCAAATCTTCTTAATTTTAAAAAGTTGTGCTTATATGCACAAATTTCTGCTGATACGCTTTTAGGCCTAATCACTATCGATGAAACCAAATAGTCCCCCGTATAGGTTTTCATAACGGGGACTCTTCTTATAAACTGAGCTATTATATTAATATAGAATTTTAAAAGGAGCAGATTTTATGTTAAAAAAAGCAGTGATTGCGGAAATTATTCCATCCGTTAGAATATGTAAATGCGGACATACTGTCTCCATTGATCCAACGAAAGATATAACAATTTGTGATAAATGTGGAGAAACTTTATATGCGAACACAGAAAACGAACAACGAGATCCGGAATCAGAATCAACAGATTCTGAATAATATTTCAAATCAAACTAAAGAAATAAAAAGAAATTCTTTACGTGCAAAAGGCCATGTACTTTATACAGAAGCGCACGCAAAGGGGTTTAAAAAAATAGGTTGGGACGTATATCAACGCCCCGTTGATGTAGACGCCGGACGTATTTGGTCAGTTGAAGAAGTTGACGGAGATAAATGGCTTGTATGCTATACAGATGTCAATGATACAATTCTTCGAAATCTTACAAAAAGCGCACAAGATTTTCGTATGAGTAAAAAAGCGCAAAGTCTTATAGAACCAGTTATGGGCTATACTCTCAAACCGGGGGATCTTGCTGAAATTACCCCAAGACAAGCACATTCTTTTAATTATAAATATGCAGGAAAACGTGGTGTAATAGGTGCTGCTATGCCAGATCGATCAGAATTACGTTTTGATGATGGTACATCTCTATGGATAGAAAATAAAGATTTAACACCTATTACAGATAGCAAAGAGTTGCACGTAGGTGATGAAGTTAGAATGTTTGCTAAAGATATAAGCGGTAGAATTACTAAAATTAGTAGAGACGGTGAATACATTACATTTAAAAATAATATTGATCAAGAATTTACCGCAAGACAGGATGAAATTATTAAAAAAGCTTTATTCATGGTACATACTGATCCTAATGTGCCTGAAGATGCAAAAGCCGCTGAAAAGATGATAAAGCAGGTTTATCAACAACAACCATCACCTAATCCTTTTGAAAAGCCATCAGAACAAGATGAAATGATGCCGGATTTACCAGAAGAGGATATAAAAATACCCACAAGTGGTATTTCTAATATGACAGATCCTGCAAAAATACCTCCTGCAATTAAACAGAAACCCTCTGCAGAAGAGTTAGGTGCAGGTACAGCGATGCCTGCTGCAGATATTGGAGGAGATTCTTTGTCTAAATATGATTGGGGCACTGCCTCATGGACTAATGCGTCCAACGTAGATAAGACACAAAAATTGGGCCGTCGCATGAATATAGGCGATCAGGTACAGCGAAAAAGTACTGGAGAAAATGGAATTATTACCGATGTACAATTTGATAGAAAATTAGGCAAATTTTATTTAATTGATTTTGGTGCGCAGGCACCGGAACAAGTGTACGATACGGATTTAATGAAATTAAAAGGACAGGAACAACCAGCGGCAATGCCTATGCCCACAGAAATTACTCCTGGACCAACTAGACTTATCGGTGCATCAGTAAAAACTTCTATACTTGATGATAAATATAATTTTATTAAAGATGCGGCATTAGATTTTGTAACAGGTATGTTGGATCAAGCAGTAAGTCAACATGAAGATATAGCGCCAAATACAAAAATATCTGCAGAATTGGAACAAGCATTGGCAAAAAGAGCTATTGCTACTTTTATGTCTAAGTATTTGCCTAAAGATTTAATGCAAACAATGTCTTATGATGACAAAAATGAATTAAGTAAATGGTTATTATTTGAAACTGCGGAAACTAAGCAGGATGCGCCTACAACACAAGAATTTGCCCCTGTAGAAAATAAACCCATGGAAACACAAAAAACAGAACAAGATTTAGCGACACAGAAGGTTATTCAAGCTACTGTTGCGCATTTTGATATTAAAAAATATTCACCTGCAAAATTTGCATCACCTATTGAAAAAAATAGATTTATACATGCCGCTACCAATGAATTAAGACATGCTGGAATGGATCAAAATACCGCGCATTTAATAGCACAATCAATTATTGCTACAAATACCGTCAACAGTCCACTATTAAGTAATAGGCTTCATCATTCCTTGCATTATGATAAAAAAGTAGTGCCGCAGCTAATAGCAGAGGCACAATATGTACTAGATGGTAAAATATTTGATACGACTAAGGGTCAAAAATATGCATTAGACTTACCGGGCATGGAAGCATTACGTGGAGGAGGCGGAGGTTATCCGGGAGGAGTAGAAGCAGAGCCTATGGGATGGGAAATTAATTCGCCTAAGGATGAGGAGCAAGAAAATCCAGATATGCTCCAAAATGCTTTAAATGAACAATTATCTGATCAATCTAAACCGTTTGAAGAAGCGGCACCAAAACTTAATATCGAATTAGATTCTGAAAATAAAAAAATAGTAATCGATTATAACCAGGAAGAGGAACCTGCCCTACCTTTAGAGGGAGCAGGAGTAGAAGAAGAATTACCTGCCGGAAAAGAATCACCTAATATGCCTAGTACACCGGAATTAAGTAGTGCTAAGCCAGGAAATTCTGTTTCACAGGGAGATAATCCTTCTACAGATTTCGCAGACTCTGAAATACCTGTTAACTTTTAAGGAAATAAGAATATGAGTAAAAAATTTAAACCTGGCTGGTTAGACACACGCGCTTTAAATGACGCTGCGGCTGGGGAAGCTACGGCAAAAAGTAATATAACAGTTAATTTGCCTGATAAATTTAAAACAATATCTTCGTATCAATGTAATACATGTAGATTAGTTTTTACGTCAGGACAAATAGGTAAACAATTAAAAAAAGCTGCGCGAACTGCGCAGTCTTATATAGAATGTCCTAAATGTTCTGGTTTTCTCGTTGAAAAAAGAAGTGCTATTGTTCGAGATACGGATAAGCTTGTGGATAAAGCAACTCGTTATCAAGATAATAATCAAGCACCTTCACGTGGGATTAATACTTGGGTAGATAAAGCTATTTATGGAAAACTTATCCAGTCAATAGCAGATTATATTAATACTTTAGGTATTAGTGCACCACAACTTAGATTCCAACGAAGTATTAGATCTTCAAAATTTCCAGGTGAACCTCATTCTGCTAAAGCGGCAGAGTTTACTGTAGAATTTACGGATTATAATAATACTAGAAATAGAATTATTATTCAAGCAGGATTAACTCCTGCAGGCAAATTTATCTACCCTAGAACATTTAAAACTTTATCAGGTAACGAGTATCCTTTAACTGCACATGCCATAGAAGACTTTACCTCGGGTAAGGTATATGCGCCGGTAACATCAGATTATTCTATTCCTTCATTAAATTATAAAGGAACAGATCCGGTTAGATTTAGAGAAATTTCGGCTAATTCTAAACGTTTAATAAAAAAAGCTTATGATTCTTTTGCGCCTGGAGCAAAACAGCCTACTTTTACGGATACTAACCAAGTACATGATTATATTACAAATGTTTTAAATATTTCACAAGAAGCATCTCCGGATGATTATAATAAATTAAACGAAATATTTAGTAAACAGATTCAAAATCCAAATAATGTAAATGAACAAAATACGCAGGTTAACATGGAGCAAGCTCCTTCAGATGGAGGATTTATGCAGGGATTAGGTTTAGGTAAAAGAGCTTTTCAGGATATGATGATTGATCCTGATGAACCTTCTACAGAAAAAAAAGAAATAATTCAAAAAGCAGTAGATGATGGTATGTCTTTTGAAGAGGCCTACGATTTTGTAGTAGAGAAAACAGGAGAACCTCTTACATTAGATGAATTTGATACTGTTGGACATCAAATAGTAAAAAAAGAAGAACCATTTATGGACAATGATATGATTCCATTAGATACTACAGCTATTGCAGATAAATTAATAGCACAAGCGGAAATTAGAATGTCTTCTAAGTTACACATAACGGCGGAGGAGGCGCAAAAAGAGTATACAGAGTCTCGTAATTCTGAAGATTTTAAAGATTTTACATTTGATGAATCAAGAGATTGGGTAAATACTTATTTAGACACATTTAATGATACATTAGATAGAGGCGAAGGATTAGTAAATGCTAAGAGTCTTGCGAGAAAAACAGCTTCTAATAAAATAGCGGCAAAAAGAATTAAATTAGCTTTAAGAGATAAGAGTACTCTTTTTCCTATTACTGAGCCAAATCCTGAATATTCTTTAGCGCAACAGACAAAAGATTCGGAACCACGTTTTGATATGCCTTATGATGAAACTGATGGGGGTATACCGCCTTTTAATGAACGTAATATATCTACAATGTTTAAAAAAGAGGTTGCTCCGCCTAATAAAGAGTCTTCGCAACAAATAATATTAAAACAGGCTAATTTACAGGCATTGTATCAAAAATTAAGTAAAAATCCTTTTGAACCTGAAATAGCTAAACAAGCAGAAGATATTATGCGGGCCAATGTACCGCCTGATATTAAATTACAGCGATTGCATGAATTAGATCAAGTTATTATGCCTAAACAATATGATTCGCCTATAGATAATCCTTTTAAAGAAAGTGAAAATACAAAACAATATAAATTAGCCGAATCAACAGGTATTGATAATAGTCCAGAAGAAAAAGGACAAAATCCTATGAATTATAGTAGGTATAAAACTATGATTCAGGATTATTTAAGGGCAGGAAATATACCGCCTACTAAAGTAGATTTACATAAATTAAAAGATGGTATCTATACTTTAGATGAATTAAAAGATTTAGCTAATTCTGTTAAAACTAATGATGGTTCAGCAGTATATCCCACAGCGCACGCGGCCATTGATCCTGTACAACTTCGTAAAGGAGCTGAAAGTAGGTTGGCGGATATAGTAAAGGAAATGCCTTTAGAAAATTTGGAAAATACATATGACGACGATGATGATGATGATACAAATTTACCAAATGATCCATTTAGTTCTTCTTTAGACGATCTTTTACCAGATACATCTTCCGATGAGACAACAGACGATCTTATGCCAGAATTTTCCGAATCTATTGAGCCTGATCTAAATGAAGAAACTGCGCTTGATCTAAACGAAGAAACTGGGCCTGAATTTGATCCAGCTGAATTAGCTAAGGGTATTCAGGTAGAGAAAGATCGAATTGAAGCAAATGAAAAAGAAGCAGAGAAGGCAGCCAAGGCGCGATTATCTGATACGCCTGATTATTACACTAGACTTAATCCGATAGAAGCCGAGGCGCATAATACTGCAACAGACATGCCTTCTTTATTTGATAACCTTCTCACAGCTGCAGCGAAAAAAGTACAGAATAATTAGTTATTAATTAAGGAGAAGTTTATGGCAGCAAAACTAGGTAGACCTAGTAACGAGAAGCTTTTGGCGGAAGGTAAAATTCCTGTGTCTAAAACTTGTAAAATTTGCAATTCTGGTGCTTGTGATGAAATTACTCAAATGATTCTTGATCGAGCTACAGGAAGACAGATTATTGAAAAGTTTGGACATTTGTTTGGTGACGCTGGGCTAACTCCCACTAATATTCATTCACATAAACAGCATATAAATGTCAATGCCGCGGTAAAGGCGGATAGGGCAAAGGCTATACAAGCGGACACTACTTATAGTGAAACAACTAAACAATTGTTTCAACATAGATATGACAAAGACTTTGATAAAATGCAAGCGGCAGATACATTATATAAACAACGTTTAGCTAATTTATTTCAATTACAGCAAGAAATTGAAGATTTGAATAATAAAGAAAAAGTACAGGGCGTTCCATTATCGGATATTGATCAGGGATTACGTAGAAAAGTAATTCAAGATTTAGAGACTGCGTATAAAGGATTTAATCAAGATTTATTGCGACATATTCAATTAGACGCTGATTTGTATACTAAACAAGTTAGTTTACAATATATTGAATTAGTTAAAAATTCAATATTACGTTTTACGCAAAAATTTATGGATGTACTAGTAAAAGAAGTTGCTGATGATGCCACTAGAATTAGAGTCACTGAGCAACTAGGCGATATTTTAGACGAACAGTTAGCGCCAACATTAGATCCAAATAAAATAGTTGATGCGGAATTTGAAGAGGTTACACTTAAATAAATGAGTACTTTTTCTTTTAAAAATCCAATTAATGCACAGTATAATAAAAGACTAGCAGCTACGGCGCCCATTAAAGAGGTAGATGCTTATATTTTTTGTACTTCTTCTAAGTATCTAGGGGAAAAATTATTTCCCTGGCAGTCCTTAGTTATTAAAATTATGTATGGTCTTTGGCAAAAATACCCTATTACAGATGAAGAACAGGGCGTGATAGATAACCTTAAAAATGAATGGCATCTTGATCTTGATTTAGAGAATAGAAGTATTTCACAAGTTATAGAAATATTTATACTTGTTCTTGGTCGTAGAGCGGGTAAATCGAGTTGTGTATCATTTATCCAAACATATGAAGCGTATAAATTAATCTGTAAAGGTGATCCACAGCGATACTATAACCTCAGGGCAAGGCACCCTATTTGGATTGTTAATACTGCAAAAGACGGGGATCAAGCACAAGATCCTTTTAGACTTTGTAAAGATAATATTCGTCGTATCCCCTTTTTCCAAAAATATGTAGATTGGACAAAAGATAACGAAGCGGAATTAAGATTATTTACTCCCGCAGATTTATATGAAAATGCTGAAATTCAAAAATATAATAGTGTACGCCAAAAAGGTACACCCAAGAAAAATTTATTAGAAGGCTCTATAATGTTGGCCGCATTTACTACGTCTGCTGCATCCAAAAGAGGTAAAGCTATTGCCGTATTGATTTTAGATGAGTTTGCGCATTTTGATAGAGCGAAATCAGTAGGAGGAGGCGCAACAGAAGAAGACATTTTAGCTGAAATGCCCCAAACAGATTATGCTATGTTAAAAGCGCTTGCACCTTCGACAAAAGATTTTAATTTAATAGATAAAAATATCCATGATGGTAAAATTATTTTAATAAGTTCCCCTCGAGAAAAGGGCGGTGAATTTTATCACCATTATTGTTTAGCAGGAGGATGGGAACAAACCAATCCGTATCGCACTGATATAAATCCAAATTATCTTATGTTACAGTTAGCTTCATGGCATTGTAATCCAAAATATCCAAAAACTGTGTTTGATTCCGATTTTAAGAAAGATCCTGCAGGCGCAAATATGGAATATGGTGCACACTTTGGTGAGCCGAGTACTTCTTTTATTTCAGCACAGAAAATTGATGAAATGATAGATCCTGATAGATGTATGCGGTATGATGGAGAATGGCTACATCAATATATTATATCATTAGATCCGGCATCTAAAAACGATACCTACGCAATATGTTGGGGCCATGCAGAAGGTACAAAAGTAATAGTAGACGGAATGCAAGGATTTAGACCTGAAATTGTTGTAAATGAAGTAACGGGAAATATAATATCGGTGCCCGTCCAAGCCGCCAACGTAGCAGATTTTGTAATAGCTTTAGCGGAAAGATTAGGCACAGCTGGAACTGTATTAGAAATAGTTTTTGACCAATGGAATGCGCAGACAAGTTTAACTAAATTGAAAAATGCAGGATTAGTGGCTGTTGAGACTTTTTTCACTAATAAATATAAAAATGGCATGTATACTAATTTCTTAGAAATGTTAAATACGGGTGCAGTAAGTATTTTTGGCTTACCACCTAAAACAACTATTCCTGATTTTCCTCCTTATAAAATTGGTTGGTTAGAGCAAGCAAAATTAGAATTAAAATATTTAACTAAAACAGTACAAGCTGATACGGTGAAATTTTGTGCGCCGACATCTGGACCTGTACAGACGGATGATTTTGCAGATGCGCTAGCTAATTTGGTACACAGACATGTACTATATTCATCTGGAGATAGAAGTGTATACAGAGATTTATATAAACAAACGGGTAGGCCTATTAAACAGCCACAAACTGCACATATTAAGGTAATGCCCAATATATTTGGTTCAGGAAGACCTTCTTCTTCTATGATAACACGGGTAAAATTAGGCGATAGAATTGGGCGAAAATAATAAATGTTTATTATTTATAAAATGTATAAAAGAATAAAAAATTTAAGTAATAAAATTAACAATATGTATAAAGTATCTCCACAAATTTTTATTCGATTTGAAGATACCGATACACAGGTAAATGGTTCTTGTATTACTTCATATAAAAAATCAGATATAATATTGGAGATTAATTTACCGTCTAATTTTGGGTATAAAAAGAAAGAAGCACTTTTTATAGATATGGTTTTAATTCACGAATACTGCCATTATATAGAGGCGCTTTCGGTACCTGCGAAAACGAGAAAAGAGTTAATTTTTAAATATATAGAAAGTTCTAAAGAACGTATGCGTGATGAGAAAAAAACATGGAGACAAACTAAAAAAATGGCAAAATGTTTAGGTTTATGGAATAAATTATTTTATAATAATACACAACAGTGTCTTTATGCGTGCGACTTGACTTATTAGGGAGTATTAAATTACAATGGAACAAGAAAATTTAGAGCCGAATGATTTTGATATAGATTCAAATGAAACAATTCCAGGTGAAGAGATTGCGCAAGAAGAAATGCCACTTACACCAGGAGAACAGGGACAATTAGAAGCTTTAGGGGCTATTGAAGAAGAAGTTGCAACGGAACCGTTATTAGAAGAATTATTAGTAACGGATCCAATACAATTAATTCCTTTAGCCATTGCAAATAATAGGTTACTTCAGATTATGTATATGAATAAAAAAGGAGAAACTAAATTATATGTAATTGAACCATATGAAGTAGGGGGAAACCATTCACACCCCTCAGGGTACTTGTGGGGGTATGATCGCAATGCAAGTACTATTAAAAGTTTTTATTTATCTAATTTATTAGATATTCAATTATTAGAAGAAACCTTTATAGCCAGAGGATAAATGACAGATTTATATCCTATATTACTTAGAGAAGAAAAGCAAGTATCATATGGGGCATCGTTACAAAATATCGTGCCGTTAGAGGAGAAAGGGATTATTATGAGAAAAAAATTAATTATAACAATAGATGGGGAAGATTTTAGCCCGCTTGAATGTGATACTATTGACGTTAATTTTAAAGAAGATACTATTAAAATTATTGTACAGACTATTTTACCTGAAATCGTACAAGGTAAAACTACCGCGCCAGGCATTATAACAGAAGAAAAAGGTAAATTTGCTATGACAGGAGAAGATTTAATTGCCTTTACTGAACTCAGTGAATTTAGATTAGATAAAAATAAAGAGGTTACTTCAAAAGAAGAAGATCTATCAACGATAACATTGGAGAGTGATTTATATGATATACAAGATTTAAATTCTGTACAGAATGCAAGTTTTGATATCATAGATAAAGAAAAACAGTATTTAACCAAAGGTTTTAAAGTATTTAAAGTAAATACACCTGAATATATATATCAAGATAATAATAACTTTAAACTTGTAGAAACTTCCGTATTACATAAAATAGAGCCTGTTTCTGAAGAAATTAATATAGGAGACCATTAAAATGGTACGCAGAAAACGTATAAAATTAGATGCACGTAAATTAGATAAAGATAGACAACGTCTAGCACTTAATCTTAATTTTGATGATATTAGTGACGATGAAGAAAATCCTATTGAACCTACAGAGGCAGAAGAAGAAATAGCAATAAATCGGGAGCAAGCAGAAGAGATTTCTGCGGAACAGGCGAAAATTAACGATAGATACGAAAAAGTACAAGGGTTACGTGAACAAGGGGAAACATTATCAGATGATGATTTAGATTTTTTGTACCATCAAACTAAACAGCGGGAACAAGAAGCACAAAAGGAATTAGAAGAACAAGATACATCGAAGACGCTTCCCGTAGAAAAACCTGAAGAATCTACTTTTTTTGAAGAAAAAGAACAGCACACAATTGGATTTAATTTAAATGAAGCCGAAGTATTATCTGCGGATAAAAGTAAATGGACAGCAGAAGAGGCTTTAAATCAGGCAGATTTATTTAAATCTAAAGCACTTTCTGAAGATTTTGAAAAAATGAATGAAGTACGTAAAGCATGCAATGAACAAGGAATTGATTTTACGGTTTCAGATTATTTAGCGAGTAAATTACTTGCTCCCAGATACAGTGAAACAACTTCTAAAGATACTAAAACAAAATTAAAAGATTTATATACTTTTTTAACTGATACAAATATACCAAAGGATGTTGCGAGAGAAGTATTGATAAAAAGTAAAGATTTATTTGAAAATAATACAGCTGATTACGATATTGTATTAGATATTACTAAACAAATAAAGAATTTTTGGGCTAATGATAAAGAAAAAGAATATACACCTTCTGAAATTTTTGATAATAGTAATAAACTTACCCAATATCTAGTAAATAAAGAGAGTCCGGAAGAAGAACAGCCGTTAGATGCGCAGATATTACAGGTAGAAAAACTTATATCTGAGATAGTAGATGCAGACGGAAAATTACTCGAGGGCGCAGATAAAGCATCAGCTAAAGCTAAATTTCGGCGGGTACAAAAATTATTTGATAGAATAAATAGTCCTAACGATGTACAAAATACTCTTACATTTATAGGTAAAGAATTTCCGGCACGATTTAGAGATGAACGAATACCCAAATCTTTTGATGGTTATAAAAATAAACAATATGTTTACTCTACACAGGCGCGTGCGAATATGTGGAATTTTATTATGCATACTAATGATCGGGATATTCCGCCGCGATTAAAGGAAGCTGCAAAAAATATTCTATTTCAAGATAATGAAGCGTTTGTACAATCTCT